CGGCATCAACAACGGGCGTGGCTCGCCTGGCTACGACGACGATGTCGTCAGCGACGGTGCGATCACATCGGCCGTCGTCGCCAACTGGCCTCCCGACACGTTCACCGTCCCGGCGCCTCCCGCTCCGTGACGATCGCCGAGACCGACTACTCGTTCGAGGAAATCTGGAACGAGAAGCAATGGCGGTCGTGCGCGCCCAATACCGACGACACCGCCAAGCTGCTCGACGCGTTCCTGTACTTCTGTGAACACCACTGGTACATCCGCCACCCCGAACGGGGACGGATCAACTTCGAGCCGTTCGAAGCGCAGATCGAGACCGTGCAGTCATGGCTCAACCATCGCCACAGCCTGATCCTCAAAGCGCGTCAGATCGGATTCTCGACACTGATCAGCACCTACTGCTTCTGGCTGTGTTTCTTCTATCCGGACCGGGCGATCCTGATGTTGAGCCGCACCGAGCGCGAAGCGATCAAGCTGTTGAGCAAAGCGAAGTACGGCTACCAGTTCCTGCCGGAGTGGATGAAGTTCCGGGGCGGTCCGGTCAATCAGACGCTGACGAAGTTGGAGTTCACCAACGGCTCCTACATCGAATCCTTGCCGTCTGCATCGGACCCGGCGCGTGGCGAATCGGCGTACATGGTCGTCGTCGACGAACTCGCCTTCCTGCCCAACTCCGAGGAAGCGTGGGGCGCCATCGAGCCCGTCGCCGACGTTGGTGGCCGCATCATCATGCTCTCCACCGCCAACGGTGAAGGCAACCTGTTCCACCGTCTGTGGGGTGAGGCGATCAGCGGCAACAATCGCTTCGAGCCGTTGTTCTTTCCATGGTCGGCGAACGGACGTGATCAGGATTGGTACGACGCCAAGAACGCTGAACTGCCCGACTGGCAGATGGCGCAGGAGTATCCCGACAACCCCGAGGATGCGTTCCTGAAATCAGGACGCCCGGTGTTCGATCTGCGGATGCTGCGCGAGATTGAGCCGTCTGATCCATTGACGCGCGGCTACCTGACTCCCGAACTTCGCTTCGTAGAAGACGGTGGTGCCCTGCGGATATGGACGTGGCCCGACGACAACGATCGTTACGTCGTGGGCGCCGATCCGTCGCAGGGGTTGGAGCACAGCGACAAAGCTTCGGCGCACGTCATCAATGCTCGCAACGGTGAGGTAGTAGCCCATTGGCATGGGCTGATCGACCCTGATCTGTTCGGCTCCGAGGTTCTCGTCCCACTTGGGCGCTTCTATCGACAAGCCCTGCTCGGGGTGGAATCCAACAATCATGGACTGACCGTCTTGAAGGCCATTCAGCGCGCCCGCTACTTCCCGATCTATTACGAACGATCCCCGAAGTACAAACACTCCGTCCCAACTGACGTGCTCGGGTTCCATACCACGCAGGTTACGAAACCGTTGATGATCGACGAGCTTGCGAAAGAGCTACGCCCGGAAGGCAAGTTGAAGCTGCACGACGCCGAGACGCTCGCCGAGTTGCGGACGTTCGTACGCACCGACAAGGGCAAGATGACCGGCTCGCCGTTCGATGACCGTGTGATCAGCCTGGCAATCGCGGTGCAGATGTTGAAGTTCGTGTGGTTCTCAGAGTTCCAGCCGAAGAAGGAACCACCGCCGGGATCGCTTGGCTGGTGGGAGCGCCAAACGTATGGCGACAGTTTCAGCGACGTGATCGAGGGTACGGGTCGCAAGGCGATCACCAAGGATCGCAAACCGATTGGCGCGTTCGCAGTACGCCCCAAGTGAGAGAATCCCAACTGACACAGGAGGCAAGGACATGGCAACAAGCAGGACACAGGCTGACCGCGACCGTGAAGCACGCGGTTCGGGCACCGAGGGCTACGAGGCCAGCGTTGATGCGTTGACCGAGTTTCAGGATGGCGCCACGCTCGATGACCCCGAGGTTGGGCCCGACGAGCAGGTCATCGTCAGCGAGTGGAGCCAACAGCAGTTGGACGAGCGCGTCCAGAACGGCGAGGGTGAAGCGGTACGCCAGGAACTCGCCGACGCCGCTGAGGGCTTGAAGTCCCAGCGTCACGGTGGCCGTGAGAATGAGGGTGAAGCCAAGAGCACCAAGTCGTCGAAGGCCAAGAAGGACGACGAGCGCTGATGGCAAAGACCCGCATCCAGCGCCACCAGCGACCCCACGCCAAAGGCAAGCACCAGCGCAAGGGGCAGCGCGCCGAGGTTCGCGAGAACCCGCCTTCGGGCTTGCCGTGGGGCTCACAGAACTGGCCCGGTACTGGCGGCGGCGTCGCTACTCCGTACGGACTGTTGGCATGGGAAGCTGCCAACGTTGCTCCACCGAGCAGCATGTGCATCCGTGCCAACAGCGGTATCACGACCAGCATCACTCACCTGTATCTGAGCGAGACCTACCAACCCGGCAGCGTCGGCGACCCGATCGCGACGTTGATCGTCAATGATCCGATCCGCCTCTACGACGCCAGCAATCCGGTGCGTTGGGGCGAGTTCAAGATCACCGCGGTCAGCGATGCCGGGGCGTATCGCGACTACACGGTGACCTATACCGGCGTCGGCGGTGGCGGCATTGCCTTCGCCGCCGGACAGTTGGTCGGCATCCTCGAACGGACCGGCACCCCCGGTGAGGACCCGCAGACGCCCGATGTGCTCAGCGGCACGATTGACGAAGTCAAGGCATACGTCAATGGTCTGCCCGATGACGACAATCGTGACAACGTCATCCAGGCGTTGCTGGATCGTGAGCGCGTCGGACAGAATCGCTCGACACTCGTGTCGTGGCTCGATCAGCAAACTGGCGTTGAGTGACCGCTTGCCCTTGCGGCAAGCCCAGCGAACCGGGGCGCGACGAATGCTTCCTCTGCCGCGTGCGCGGAGTCGGCTTCGCGTTCCGGGGCGGGGCGCTGCAGGGGCACAGCGGATGGCACAAGACAAGGACCGAGTACCACCAGCAGCAGTTCGGCGCGACCGAGAAAGAGTTGGCAAAGCGTCCCAAGGTTGAGAGGGCAGAACAATGAAGACGCAGGCCGAACTGCTGAACTTCTATCAGAACGAGTTGGCGCGCTCGAAGAACTGGCGCACATCGAAGACCACCAACTACGACGGTGCCTGGAAGCGCTACATCGACCTGTACCAAGGTCGTTACCTTGACGGTGATCCGTCGACCGATGCGCTCGTCGTCAACATGGTGTTCGCCACGATCAACGTGATGGCTCCGGCGGTGGCGATCAACAACCCGCGCTTCGTCGTCAATGCCCGCAACCCTGAGAGTGGCTTCACGGCGATCATCACCGAAGAAGTGCTGAACTGGCTGTGGCGCACCTACGACTACCAGCGCGAGTTCCGCCTCGCGATCAACGATTGGCTGCTCACCGGGCACGGCTGGGTGAAGTGCGGCTACAAGTGGACGAAGAAGCCCGAAGTCAAGCCCGCCGACACCGAGAGCGACCGCAACGACGGCGAGGATTCCGGGCCCGAAGAAGGCATCGACGACCGCGAGGACAAAGAGGGCAACGTCGAATCGGAGATGATCCAGTGGGACGAGGATCGCCCATTCATCGAGCGCGTCTCGATCTTCGACATGTTCGTCGACCCCGACGCTCGCCATCCGAAGGAGATGCGTTGGATCGCCCAGCGGACGTGGCGACCGGTGCAGGACGTGCAGGTCGACAGTCGTTACTCGCCGAGCGCCCGCAAGCGCGTCTCCGGCAGTAGCTGGTCGCGTTGGGACAACGACAGCAGCGACGCACGCGACGGCAGCGAGAAGCCCAATCAGGGTGCGATGCGCTTTGCCGAAATCATCGAGTTCTACGACTTGAAGCGGTACAAGGTGTGCACGTTCTCGACGTCCACCGATGACGGTGGCGACGACCCGGTGTACTTGATCAAGCCGACCACGATGCCGTACGCGTTCGGGCATCCGTTCGTGATGCTGCGCAACTACGAGATTCCCGATCACTTCTATCCGCTCGGCGACGTTGCCCAGATCGAGTCCCTGCAACTCGAACTGAACGAGACCCGCACGCAGATGTTCAACTACCGCAAGAAGTTCCGGCGAGCGTGGACATATGCCAAGGACCGTTTCGATC